CGCTTCTCGAACATGGATGCGGCCGCTGACTGGTTCGCGCGATACTTGGTCATAATCTCCTCGAGCTTCTCATTCTGATAATGAACATCCTCGATCTGATCGCGGTCGGGGGGAATCAGGAGCCACTTGTACATATCGACCACATAAATATCGACGAGGGCATCCTCCTTCTGAAGGCGCTTGGCGTGAGATGCAGCCTCATCACGAGTCGAGAAACACCCGCGAATCTTCATTCCAAGCTTCTCATTCTTCTGTGGCTGATCAGGGCCTACAAAAGAAACGCATGCAAAATACTGGCCAGGAACCGTCAGGTAGTCTTGCTCGAGAGAACCCATTTATAATTTAGTTAGGCGTTTTCCTTTTAAGTAGCGTATGTATCTAAATTTCGTGTCTCGTCAGCGGTATAAGGGTAAAGTCCTTGAATAAACAAAATGGAAGCTCTTCGGAAACTCCACAACAAATGCAAACGCGAACTTATCATGAGTTGGGTGCAGCCACGGTCCACGGTTCTTGACTGTGGGTGCGGCCGCGGCGGCGACTGGTGGAAGTGGAAAGCAGTGGATGCGCGTGTTTTTGCCATAGATCCAGATGAGGAATCCCTCAAGGAGGCTGAAAATAGGGCAATTGAGATGAAATTCGGAGTTTTCTTTCTTGGAAAGGGTACAATTGTTCAGGCTGCATTTGCTGGTCCGTTTGATACAGTCTGCTACAACTTTGCACTCCATTACATAATGGATGATTTCGAAAACTCAATCAAGGCTATTGACTGCTCACTCAAGCCCGGCGGTATCCTTCTGGGAATTACTCCAGATAAATTCCAGGCCCAGAGTATTTGCGACGAGAATGGCCACTACGAAGATTCGCTCGGGAACGTGTTCGACATGTATCAAGGAAACAGAAGACTCATGGTCAAGCTGGCAGACGGCCCTTTTTATGCAGACGGAGCAAAGGATGAGCCCCTTCTCGACTTTCAGATGCTTGTCAAAGCACTGGAGGCCAGGGGAATCGACCTGTTAGTATGGGAGCCTATGCTGCGCAGACCGAACGGACTAATTTCGGATTTATATTCAAAATTCGTCTTCAAGAAAAGAAACTCAGTGTAATAGTAGATGGAGTACATTCCTATATTTTTGATGCTTTTTGTAGTTCTCGTCTATATAGTCTCTGTAAATAAGCAGCCCGATATGTTGAGTGAACTCAAGATCAAGTACTGGATGCTTCTAGAAATCCTGAAAAGCACAGGAGATCCTTTATGGGAACCAGTCTGCAAGCCCTCAATCATCAGTGGTATGCTTGATTGGAGCAGGGAAAAAGGACCCATAGGTTCCAATGTGAATAAGGGGTATGAAATTTACATCTGCCTTTCGGGAAGCGATGTAAATTCAGCAATGTATGTGCTTTTACACGAGTTGGCTCATATGTCTGTACCAGAGTACGATCATACGGCTAATTTTTGGGCTCATTTTGAAAAACTCAAGAAAATTGCGATAGACCACGGGGTCTATGTTCCTACTGGAACTCGGCAGTATTGTGGGGATGAAGTAAAAGACTAGTTCCCATCAACAAGGTACTTTTTAGCCAGATAGAACACGAGGGCGGCCACGAGGGCCGTAACCGCAAGACCGGTCATGGAAACCTCACCCGAACCGTCAAGAAACTTTGGAACCATATTTCCAAGCTTACCCTGAACTGGCTTGGAAAATGCGATAACTGCCGCAACACCGGCAAGGAGCGCCTGATACTGCTCGTCTTTCAGACCAAAGGGATTCTTGGTCGAGCGCTTCTTTGGCTCATCATCTCCGCCATGCTCAGAGTTCTTGGAGGGGACTTTGTAAGGAGACCCCATCATCTCGTCCTGCATCATTTGGCCTGGACCTGGCATAACGTCTTCAATTGGTGTCGCGAAATCTGCCATTTGAAATTCGTCAACGTTTTTTTCGGGCTCATTTAGAGGCGCCCGCAAAAGTCCAGTAGGGAGTCCTGGCTTTTTCTCGGGTTCTGCCACGCTCGTCTGGGCTTGTCTTCGAAGAGCATCACGGGCTAATTCTTCATTCAGATTAGGTTCTTGAGAAATCATAGTTACATTATCAACGCTAGGGTCATAGGTCATAACCATTATTGAATTTTAGTTGGAAATTATTATCGTGCTTTTTTCACGACGAGTGTCTCTCCTCTGCGCTTTGGGTCTTTTACTGCCTGTTCCTGGGCCCTTGGGTTATAATAACGCTGATGATACTGCCAGAACGAAGGACCACCCACCCTGAAGTTTTTGCGGATAGGCGCCTTGTACCAGAAAACACAGTCCGAAATGGCGTTACTCTTGGAAGTGTTATCAAGGACCATACACTCGTAATTTTCAGTACATGCATCCATCACTTGACAGAATTGATCAAATGTCGGAAATACTCCAAAAAAAGCCTTGTACAGATTTTCACGATTTTGCCTGACGTTGTCCCTGAGGGCAAATACATAATCCACATTGGTCCTCACATAAGGAAGCATATCCATACAATACTGGGTCGTAAGCATAAAGAATATATTCCAGTGCCGGCCATTCATAAAAAGTCGGCGCATACAGTCATCTCGCATGAATGATCTGTCGTACATACAATCGTCCATAAGCAGGAATACCGAGGGAGCTTTGTCCTTTCCAAGGGTCTTTACGAGGCGATGCTGGCGTTCGAGGAGTTTCTCTACGGCCTCCCTTTTGTACTCGCCGTAAACAAACAGATCCGGAATAAACTGTTTAAAGTGACCATTTCCATCCTCAGTACCGGACATAGCTATTCCGGCCGGTATGTGTTTCTTGTGCCACAAGATGTCAGTTACGAGTGTAGACTTTCCGGTCCCACGTTTGCCTATGAAAACGCAGACTTTGTCGTCTGTAATTTTACTCGGGTCGAATTTTCTGAGCTGTATCTGGCTCATCCTGAATTACGCATTTAAAATTCAGGACGGGCTGGAGCGCATCAAGACCAAGTTCCATAGGAACTTGTGATCAAGCGCCCATTGGGCGCTAAATAAATCCTTCGGATTTATTAGGAATGTCCGCTGGTTATATCCAGTTGGCAGCAATTGGGCAACAGGATGCATATCTTACAGGAAGCCCAGAAGTCACGTATTTTGCCGGAGTTTACAAGCGTCACACTCCCTTTGTTCTCGAGGCATATGATATTCCCTTTGAAAATCAGTCTGTGATATACGGGCAGAATAATATTTGCAAAATTCCACCAAAAGGTGATCTCATCCGAGCACTGACTCTCAAAGTAGACCTGCCACCTCTTTTTGATCCTGGATCTTTTTGGGCGTGGCCTTCATTGGTAAGTACTAATTTTGATCCTAAAATAATTGTAAACGGGACACCTTATGTTTTGCCAGTTCAGGATTTTACTTATTATTCAACTTACAACATATCTTCGTGGTTACCAACTCAACTGAAAAATTACATATCTTATTCTCAGTCGACAAATCAATTCTTTTTTTCAAATTGTGCAACGGTCGAGGTAGACAATACCGGTATTTTCTGGGGGCTCGACCCAAAATTAGGATCTATTTCTCCAAATAATTCATCAAACTTGGTGTATTCATTTGCAGTTTCACCATTATCAAACCTGGCAGCGAATGCTTACCCTTCAAATTTGACCGCAAATTACACAACGTATGTTAGTACGGGTTCATATTGGACACTCGAACAGGCCGGCTGGATTCGTAGCACGGGATTGCCAACTGTAAACACTCGGACCAGTCTTTTTTTAATTTTAAAACAAAATTACACAATTAATTTTACTAGTAGTTATTTAAATTTATTCAACTGGACAAATCAAGATTTTACAGCAAATTATCAAGTGACCCCAACCGGGAGGGTAAACTTTACAACTACCGGGACGTATATTGTAAGGGCCTCATTTTATTTGGGTACTGGTTCAGTCCTGTCCGTGTCTTACGGGTCAGATACAGGTAGTGGAGTTCCCGAAACCCCATTATTTGCCTACACGGCAGACTTTCGCGTGTCTCCCGACCCTTCCATGCCTTTACACATGCCCTTGGTAGTTAGCAGTACAGCAAATAATTATTACTTTTATGTAAACACAACTTCTACAGTGACGCAATTTACACCAGGGACATATCTAACAATAACTCCGGTAGATGATATTTACCAGTTTAATCGACCTGTGAACATACCGGCCCAAACTTCAACGGTAGTCCCTTTCTATGGAAACGTGACAACTCCCACAAACCAAACAGTAACGCTAGGTTCGGACCATTC